GAGAATGACCTATCACAACGCTCCGGGCAGTCAAGAATGATGAAGTAACGATTGGTTACTCGAGCACCATATCCTTGTCCGTCGTCGGGTATAACATCTATCTCAAATAGTGACTTCAGCTCGGCGATATGCCGGCGCACTGTTCTTTCGCTCATGTTGCATAGCCTGGCCAATGTGGCCTGACTCATCCAGGCACCAGTGTCGTTCTCGTGATAGGCGATTGCCATTAGAACTAACTTGGCGTGGGGGCTGGCTTGGCTGTGATGCAGCACTGCCGACATAGCCTCTGAACTCATGGTTTCCTCCAGTTACTGATAGGCTGATTCTGCCTCTGGCGCGTTCTCCGATTCCGCGTCAGGGGCTTTTACTTTATGTCTGAGCCTAGTTCCCTGATCCGCTCAATGACGTCGGATGGTGCAATATTCTTGACCGCTTCGGCATACAAGGCTCGTAGAGCGTCTTTGTCCTTCTGGAACGCTAGATTCTCTGCTTCGACTATCCAATCGCGCGTAGCGGGCTTCTGTGGAGTTTTACGAGCATTTACTTCGTCAAGTGACGCGATAGATTTAGTGTCGGCTCCGGTAGCTGCGACGATGGCGCGTCCCCAAGCTGAGGTCTCAGCAACCATGACTTCCGAGTCTTTGGTGTATGGAGTCTTACCTGGCACTGGTTCCCATGCTGAACCGATGCCGGGCTTTGAGTCGTTCTGATCGCGGAAGCAAGCAGCGACATAGAGCACGAACATTTGGTCGCCGATGGTGTGGAACTCGAGCTTCACTTGTTGCAGTGAGCCTTCAGGGTATTGCGCTTTAAAGTCGCGGATGCGTGTGGCGACATCGACGTAATCTTTGGCAAAAGCCATTTTGTTCTCCGATTCTGTTGTGTTTATTTTTTGTCTTGGCTCTTTACGTTCTCGATGGCCGAGTTTATGTGTGAGTCAAAGTCCGAGTCTGGCACTGAGCCTTTAGCGGCGTATGTAAATGCTATAGCACCCATGAGACCAAGTACCGCCATTATTGCACCGAATGTTGCAGATTCGATTGCGGTTAGCCCAATAACGCTACCTGCTCCGAGTGCCAAAATGCCGACACCAAGTGCGAACGAGGCTATTCTAAGAATCCTTTTGACTATGCGCTTCATTTTTATCCTTTGTTAGCGGCGATGTGTTTGAGAGGGTCAACGAGCTTGGCCATGATGACTTCGTGAACGTTCTTGGCTTTCGCAATGCTGAGATGTAAGTGACTTCCAGTGGTTAGGCTGCCGGAGTTTCCAACTTTACCGATAGGGTCGCCAAGTTTGAGGACGTGACCGATGGTAAGGTTTGGTTTTGCTTCGAGGTGAGCGTAGAGAACCCAGAGCTTGTCGGTGGTGCTTTGAATGATGCAGTTGCCTAGTCCATCTGACCAGAAGTTTGCAACGATTTTACCAGCGGTTATAGCCGGGATAATCTTGCCAATGCCCGGTGCCCAGTCTTGCCCTCGGTGGGGGTTCTTACGATACGAGGCCATGTTGCCGAACTCGTCGCCACGCGTCGATGCTGCAAAGGGTTCTTTATAGACCGTCACGCCAAACTCCGACTTAAGAACGTGATGACTATGGACACGATGACTGCGCTGGAGATGCTAGTGATCCAGGCTGATTGCCAGCGTGCTTTCTCAAGGTCGCGGATGCGTGCCTCATGGTCTGCGATGATTTCTAGGCGTGCTTCAATCACTGCCAGACGGTTGCTTATGTCTGCCAGGAGTGTCGGAGTTGTCGCGCGAGGCGAGTCCTCCGCCATTACTCAGCGTCTGGGGTTACTTCAGCAGGCTTGCCTTTTGGGGCTGGCTTTGGTTCTGCTGGTGATGGCCATGGTGCGTTGTCAACGTTTCCCATTAGTTTTCCTCTGGTAGTAGGGTTTGGTGGCATCCGCCACATTCGGCGCGAACCGGGTGGTCGTCGCCAAAGTCATAAATGATTTCGAAGTTGGGGCAATCAACTTTGGTGCAAACAAAGACGCTCATTAGACTCCCTGATACATAATGGTCATTTGGAAATAGTTATTTGCGTTTGCGTTCCAAGCAAATGGGCTAGCAGCGGTTTGGCTTGAAAGCGTTGCGGTTGCGCCAGCGGTTCCAATAGTGTTCATGCGAGCAAGGGATGGTGCAGAGGTAAGCGCATTCACACTGCCTAAATAGGATACCGAGCCAGTAGCGTCACGCATAAGGCAAGTTCCGATGGTAAGTGATCGGTTTGCGCTTGCGATGTCGACGGGCAACGAGATAGAGAACTGACCGCCAACAACCATACCAGTCCCCATCGTGATGTAAAGCTGCGCAACGATTGTTTTACCGATGCGTGCGTAAAAGGCAGATAAAGTTGCGCCGGTGCCTTGAGTTAAGTTGGTTAGTGTTGGTGTCCATGCATTCCATCCGATGTCATAAATTACCCATTCGGTGCCGCTGTAAATAGCGAAGTGGTCGTTACCAGTTAGATAAGTGACCATGCCCTCGGTTGGCGATGGAATGGCGGCTAGTCGCGCTGCCGCGTTTGTAAACACCATGACTGACTGATTCATCAGATAGGTGTTTATGTCGCTTGCAAGGCCTTCAGTGCCTGCTACGAATGTTTTGTATGCCATTTAGACTCCTCTCCATAACTCTAGTGTGGATGACCACGTGTAGGGCGTTATGGTGTCGATAACTTTTGTGATGAAATACTTGTCGCTGAAACTTCCAGTGCCTAGAGCGTAGCTGACGGTGACTGGCTTGAATAGTTGTTGAGTGCCGGCGATTGCTCTTAAGACACCGGTGCGTTGGATTTGGTCGAAAGTGACGGTGTCGACGCGTCTGACTTGTGTTGTTAGGTTGAGGTTATTTAGCCAGGCCTGACCGTCGGTAACGTTGTCGATTGAGATGGCTTTTTGTAGTGAGATCTGGCCATAAAGTTCATAGGCATCTTGATTGCGAAGCGTCATAACCGTTCCAGTCGTGAGTGTGGCCTGTATCTCGTTTGGTAGTGATCTCGAGTCGGCGGCCATGACAAGGTCGGTCATGCAGATGTGTGTGGATGCTGCTGAGTGCACGCTATCGAATGACCAAATGGAAGTGAGGTCGAGAACTGCTGTGAGCGTTGGTGCGTCATAAAAATAATAAAAGTTTGCTGTCGTGCTAGAGAATAATGCTCCTTGCGCTACGTCGAGGCAGTCTTGCACGATTTCGCCGACGGTCACCTCGGTATATGTTTTGGCTGCCATAGCTGCGAAGTTGGTTGTTATGTTTCCAAGCCCGACGCCTGGCGCATAGGTGGCGAAAAGATACGACATGACCGTTGAAGGAAATGTTGCAGCTGCGACAACATAACTGTCGACTCGAGTGTTTAGGAATGCTTGAAGAAGATCAACACATTCGATTTTGATTAGGTTATTCCCGAACGCGTCATAAGATACCTCGAATGATTGCACCTGACCTTCGAAAAGGTTTGTGACTGTTCCAGGAGCAGAGTCGGGTGTTGGTTGGAATCTGACTCGGACACCGGTGCCGACGTGTATCGTGCCATTAGTGAAGGGGTCATACTTGTCTGACCTGAGAGTCAATACTGCTCGCCATTGTGGAGCTGTAAGAAGGATTCCGTTGCTCACGTCAACGCCGCGTTCAACCTCGACGTTTACCACTTCGCAGACTAGGTTAGTCCACGCAAAACTCGAGCTTGAGCCTCCCCAAACTATGCCAGTAGTCCATTGTGAAACTCCCCAGATCCAGTTGCCCGGTGTGGGGATGTTGAACTCGATGTCGAGGTTATTTTTGATGCTAAAGATGTCATTAGCCATTTAGGATTACGCGGCCTTGCCCGGTCTGGTATCGCTGGATTGCCCTAACAACCTCTGCGCCAGTTAGGGATGCGCGATTAATATTGATGACGTAAGTGTTGCCTCCGCCAAGATTGCCCATGCGATCTAGTGGAATGATTGCTTCGGCTTTACCAGCTTCAGCAACGTTTACGATGCTTCCTCCTGGCGATGGCATAACAACACCACCATCGGCAAGTTTAGGGATTTTAATGTGGGGGACAAGTGGGATTTTGAAACCGATTGTTTTGCCACCGATAAATGGCACCCAGTCTGGCACTTTGAAGTTAAGCGAGTTCAGCCCTTTAGGGATCAAGTTGATTCCGTCAATAAAGAAGTTTACAAATCCTTCAATCATGCCAATAAATCCGTTGAATAAACCTTTAAGGAACGTGCCAACGCCTTTGAATGCGTCGGTCATTGCTTTACCAATGCCACCAAACGCTTTTGTTACGCTTCCAACAACGGTCACAATGCCTTTGAAAACTCCAGCCAGAATATTGATGGTTGGAATGAGGACAGCGGTCAATCCTTCTGCCAGGGGAATGATGATTGGCAAGAGGGCATCAAGCAGCTCGATGATTGGCGGCAGTAACTTGTCAATCAGAGGCAGCAGTGCTGTGACCAGTTTGTCAAAGATTGGTGCAAGGCCTTGAATGAGTTTGGCAAGTGTCGGTGCAATCTTGTCGATCAGTGGACCCAAAGTAGTAATAAGTTTTTCTAAAACTGGCAAGAATGCTGCACCAATGGTTTCTTTTGCTTCATTGAGAGCAACAGAAAACTTGGCAAATGGACTTGCTGAGGTTCCTGCCGCGCCTGCAACCGATTTGGCAAAGTCATCGACTCCGCCTTTTGTTGCTTTTAGTTGCGGAGCCATTCTGTAAAGCGATGTCGTGTTGCCATTTTGCGCTTGAGTCAGGGCTTTCATGACAGTTTCTAATGGCTTGCCAGTAGCGGCAGCACCGTCAAGTCCAATCTTTAGTAACTCTTGAGCTTTGCTTAGATCTCCAGTGCCACGAACTGCGTTAGCCAATGCCGGGCGAAGGACATCATCCAAGACACCAGTGGTCTTTGAGGTTGCCAGGATAAAGTCTTCATTGGCTTTGATTTGAGCATCAGTTGCATCAGTGGATGTTTTGATTTGCAATGCCAGTTTGTTTTGTGCAATCTGGTCTTCAGATGCGGCTTTAGCAGCGTCTGTGAGGCCTTTGATGATTGCCACGAATGTAACCGCACCAATAGCGGCCTTCAGTTTCTTGGAGACGCCCTCAGTCGTCTTCTGAAAGCCAGTGAGTCTATTGGATGCATCATCGACACCCTTTTTGAGTCCTGCTGCATTAGCAACGAACTTGAAGTTTAGAGTTGCGGCCATTCGGTTTCACCTCGACTCGAACCCAAAGCCTCTATAAACGCTTTGTATTCGTAAAGTGTCAACGCTTCATACTCTGTTGGACTCATACGAGTAGCAACACAGAACTCAGCCTTGCGTCGAGCTTGCTCCTCTCTCATTCTTTTGGGTCAGTTTCTTCACCTCCGAACAACTCGGCTGCTTCCTCCAGGGAGAGATTGCCGGCTTGCTCGAATGTAAAGTTTGGGTCAGTGCGCTTTTTGTAGATAAAAATAACCGCTTTGAATGCTCGACCACGTGGAGCGTCGTCTGCCATGATTGAGTCAATATTGCGCGAGGTCAGCTGCTCGATGAGTTCAATCTCATTTAGAGTCATGCTGTTGAAATCTATGGTTGCCATTTTTTATTCTCCGAGTCCGTATTTAGTAAAGAGTTCCTGTAACCCTTGCTCATAGTCTGCCATGATTTTCCCCTGGACGTTATCTAAGGCACGATACAAGAACCTATTTGGTTTGATGTTTTTCTGTATGAACCATTCCTTGTCATAGAACCAGCCCCAGTGAATGGGGTTAGCGTATGGCACTCGATTGTTACCCATAGCGACTTGAGCATAACCCTTAGTTTTGGATGCCCTAAGAGTTCCAGCAAGTGCACCAGTTCTTTGTGGGACAAGCGGTCGAGCTGCTTCGATCAGTGTTTCAGCAGCTTGCAAGTTTATGGATACCAGTTCATCCTTCTGTGCGCCAAGGGACTCCAGGCTTTTGATTGCTTCCCGGAGTCCCTCGACTTGAACAGAACCGCCGGTATCGCCGACGGTAGGCATTACTAGCTGGTCTTCTTGGTAAGGCCGAAGTAAACCGGTGGGGTCGCGGATGGGGTGTGAACAGCGTTCTTGACGGTTAGGCTCACGTCAAACGACATGATGTCGCCTGAAGTCATCGACAGAGGAGGAAGGGTGTCAAAGATGACCGTTCCCTCGTAGATTGGCTGTGAGGCCGATGCGGTGCTGTTTCCGTTAGGAGCAACCTTGAAGGCAACTTCAGTTCCGTAGTTTGCGAATAGAAGCTGGTATAGCGATGCTGAGTCACCCGAGGCGATACCGGTCATTTTTAGCATCCAGTTCTGGAGGGGCTGAACTTCACAGAAGGTCTGCTGGCCACCAGGTGCGTCGGAGAGGCTTAGTTCGATGCTGTCTGCGTCGCACGAGTAGTCGGTCGACGAGATAGTGAACTTGATGTTTGTTGCTTTGATTCTGGTCGAGGCGGCCATGTCAAAACCTTTCTTTTAGATTGAGATTTGTAGGTCTAAACCGATTGTTGCAGCCAAGTAGTCGTTTCCGTTGGCGACAAGCGTGTAGGGTGCCGAAACATCCTTCAGGCCTGCGTCAGCCGGGAGTGCCAGGAGAGCAGCTTCGATTAGATCGTCGAGGTCATCGCTCGAGGATTCGTTGTCTGCTGTTCCAGCAACCACTTGTAGTTCGAGGTTCACGAGATACTCTGAACCAACTGATGAGGGTGTTATGTATGGTGAGCCGGAGCGAATAACAATGACCGGTGGGGTGACGCGTGCAGGAATGTAAGAGTAGACATCGAGGTCTGCTTCCTGAAGCGTCAGAGCCAACTCGGCCTTCGCAGCACCGACTTCACTCATACACTGAACCCAAGGTAGGGCAGGAGTTGAGCGTAGATCGACCGTTTAGTGTCGAGCGATACTCTCATCCCCTGCCCAGAACCGTCAGCGAACTGAGCGATACCACTTGGAGCGTTGCGACGATTCCAGTGTTCAGAGGCTACCTGAAGCACACAGACATCCTTGATGACGTTAGGCACAGTTTCAACCTCGCCAATCATCAGGTTGACTTCGAGCAAACCTGCGTCGAGGCAGAGTTGAGGGAAGTCTGAAGCGTCTTTAGTGCCGACGTAATCTTTGAACTGCTGGAGTGTCACTGACATGGTTCGTCTTAGTCGATAACGTCGAGCTTGACGATTGCGCCTTCGCGTGGAACAGCGACAGCCATGTAACCGTATACAGATACGGTGTCGGTCAGCGTGGTGATGTCACCATCGGTTAGGCGAACTGGCGAGCCAGCCGACTCCATGCTGATCAGTGCAGCCGAGTTAGCCAAGTAGCAGACACCAGATGCGAGCTGAGGGTCAACGATGATTGGCAGGCCGAAGATCTGGCCAGATAGTCCAGCGATGTTAGCCGAACCGATGTTGTTCACACCAGCACCGTTTAGAAGGTTGACCGGGCGACCGTCAGCTGCGCCAACACCAACGATGGCGATGTATGCATCTGGGGCTGCCACGATGAACTCTGGGCGGAGTCCGCTGTTAGCGAAGATGTAAGCTGCACCGTTGGCGATACCAGTTGCTAGCGAAGCGGCAGTGCCACCGTCAGCGGTGAAGGTCTTGCCATTCCAGTCAAGAGCTGCAAGAGTTGAAACAACCTTTGCGTTGGTGGCGTTTGCGTAAGCAATCGACAAGCCCTCAAATACGGCCGACAAAGTGTTTACCTGTGAACGTTCGACATATTGGCGGCTGAATGCGGTATAGCCACCATAGGTCAAAACGTCAACCGAAGAAACGTCGAAGGTCAGGTTACCGAAGGCAAGTGCTTCGTTCTCTGGGTCTTGTTCGCCAACTTCGAGGGTGTTGGTGTCGATTTTGGTGTATTCGACGGTCAGGCCTGCGGATGGCAGAGCTGCACGAGAGAATGCCGACATGGTTGGGCGGTTGTTGCGGATTAGGGTGTCGATGTAGCCATACCATGCTGGTAGAACTGCAGCGTCAGCCGAGGTTGAAGCGGTGCGAGCGAACTCTACTGCTTCTGCGTCACCTTTGACGAGAGCTTTTGCAAACTCTGCCTGGTTACGGAACGATGCGCCGGTCATTTGTGCCGGAGCCTGTGGGGCGGCGTTGGCTTCGACCATGCGACGAACTTCTACAAGCTCATCCTGGATCGCGCGAACGTCGAGTTCGGTGTTTTCAGACACTTCGCTCTCACTTTCTTGTTGGGTTTCGTCGGTCGGGTCAGTTTCCTGCTCCTCGCGAACTTGGGTTATGGATGCGTTCTGGAACGCGGGCATAGCAACCACCGAGACTTCCTTGAGGTCAACGAAGGTTCGAGTTACGACGTTACCGTCTACGCTCTGCTCAATCGGCACGAAGCCAACCGAGAACTTGTTTAGAACTCCGTCACGCATTAGCGCGAGAGTTTCATCGGCACGCTGGACACCGGCGGTTAGTTTCGCGGTGATCTCGAAGCCTGCCTCAGTGTCGCGACCAGAGATGACTCGACCAATCGGCAAGTCGTCGTGCTGGTGGCCATA